TTGCCTCCCCCCCGTTGATGGGTAAAATAGCCGCAATTTTTCGTTTTCAACAAGCGCGGCGCGATGCCGCTTACTCAAGAAGAAAGAATTATGACGTTGTCTCCTTATTTGCAAGAGGTGGCGAAGCGCCGCACTTTTGCCATTATTTCTCACCCCAATAATTAAGCCCAAATTAAAGCTCTTTTACTCTTTCAAAATCCTTTCAGTTAATTGAGGTTGAGCTATATAACTCATTTAAATACATTTGGTTATGTGGCTTCTTTAATTGAAAATTCTTTCATGTAACTTTAAATCGATCAGTTTGCTTTCATCAAAAATCTGTACATATGCTTGTACATAATGTACAAAACAGCAGAGGTGTTTTGCGATTTGTACAAGGTGAGTAATGGCGCTGTCTGATGCGTGGTTGCGTTCAGTCGTTGGAAAGGAACGTGATAAGGTTTTGGTTAAATCCGATCGTGATGGTCTGTCTGTCAGAGTATCACCGAAAGGTCGCGTAGTGTTCCAATATCGTTATCAATGGGCAGGGAAAGGTGAGCGTCTTGATATCGGAACTTACCCGGCAACTGGATTAAAAGAGGCCAGAGAAGAAGTTATCCGTCTCCGTGGTGAACTTGAGTCAAACCGTAATCCACGATTGGTCAAGCAGGCTGAAAAACGAAAAGCTACTGAAGCCATGACGGTAGAGTCTGTGATCCGTGCCTGGTATGAAGCATATTGTGTAAAAAATAAAAAAGGTTCTGAACAGATACTCCGCTCGTTTGAGCTGCACCTGTTCTCTAAAATCGGGAATATCCCTCACGATGCAGCTACATTGCATGATTGGTTAGAAGTCCTGGAGCCTCTTAGCACTAAGACTCCAGCAATAGCAGACCGATTGCTAATTAACGCAAAGCAGGCCCATGTCTGGGCGTATAAGAGAAAGCTCATTGAAACTCGCCCGCTGTCGGATATCTCGGGTAAAGATATGGATATCCGTAAAGGTCAGAAGAAACGGTTTCTGACACATGATGAAATTAAAATCCTTTATGCTGCGATCGATGGTTCTCGAATGGTTCCTAAATACCGGGCCTTCATTAAGCTATTGCTGCATTTTGGCTGCCGTAGTTCAGAGCTAATTACTGCCAGGGTGGACGATTTTGATTTCATTAATAAGGTATGGACTGTACCACCAGAACGACATAAGACTGGAGAGATAACAGGCGAACCGCTAAAGAGGCCCATTATTGAACCGGTGGAGGAGCTTATAAAGAACGCTATCTCTATGAACAATGGTTCCGATATGCTTTTTACTAAGGAAGGAAGCAGGGAACCCGTTGGTCGAACATCATTGCAGTCGCTGCCTTACAATTTAATGCAGTACGCATGGAGGCGTTTGGGGTATCAATTCCCTCATTGGTCTCTTCATGATTTGAGGCGAACAGCACGAACAAACTTTTCTGATCTTACTGCTCCTCATATTGCAGAAATAATGCTCGGCCATAAACTGCCAGGGGTTTGGCAGGTTTATGACAAGAGCGATTATCTAGAAGAACAGCGTAAAGCATATCAGGCATGGTGGGAGAGAGTTGAATCGATCGTTACTTGTACTGGCCCAGAATCTACCTGACAGCTTGCGTAGCCCTGACAGTCTGTTTTGAGCGAACAGTGGACATTTTCAATGGCATTCTTGAGTAGGTTACGCTTAGACCAGAAGTAAGAGGTGATAGAATTATCAACAATACATAAAACATAGGGGATCCTTATTGATTTATTGATCTTGACCAACTTATGTGATGCAGTATGTCTTTAACTTGTATTACTATTATCTTTATCTTGTTGTTTCTAATAAACTTATCTTATTTCAGAAAGGAGTTTTTATGCATTTAGTCACGAAATCTTATTTCGATGCCTTTTGCAAAGCATTCGCTGCGCCCTATGAGGAGACCAAAAATTTTGAGGCGTTTGTGAACTATTGTGCTTTTTCAAAATACTCAGGCGACAAAGTTGAGGTCAGTGATCTTGTGTATGAAGGCCCGGACCCTGGTATTGATGGCGCATTTTTATTTTTAGACGACAGAGCCATTTTTTCAACTGAAGAACTTCAGGAGATTTTCCAAAACTCACGTCGCGAGTTTCAAGTTTCATTAATATTCACGCAAGCTAAGTCATCGGAGAAGTGGAGCAAACAGGAAATAGACTCTTACATTGCGTCAATAAGAGATTATCTTTCACCAGCGCCACAACAACCCCACAGTGAATATCTAGCGGACTTTAAAAAAATGTTCAACTTGATATTTGCTAATATCGGCAGAGTCAAAAATGGCCTTCCAGACTTATACGCATATTTTTTTAGTGCTGCACAAAATACAGAGGCCAGAGAAATAAAAGCTGCATTTGCATCGGGTGAAAAAAGCTTAAAGTCACTCGGGTTTTCACATGAAACATCCTTCATTATGGCTCACAAAGACATGATTCATGAGCTTTGGCTTGCTGCGGAAGGTCCAATAGAAGCTAAACTTCCTACAATAGGCTATGCTCCATTACGTTTCCATAAATGCCCCCGCAGGGGCATTTGCAGTAATGAAATCAGGCGGTGAAAGTACCAATAAAGGTTTCTACTTTGCTGTCTTTGAATTTCTCAACAAGCAGATCACGAAATTCGTTAGCCATTTCTTCCTGGACTGCTTCCAACTGAATAATGCGCAGAACCAGTACAGGACGATCGCCAGTGATAATGCTGAGGCGTAATTTAAACGGACGTTCTTTCAGACCTTCAAACGGAACGCATTTAAATTCAAATGCCACTGGCATAATGTCTTTGGTCTTCGCTTCGACAGATTCCATCAGGGAGCGTTTGCCGCTGAAGTCATTATCTTCAAAATCAGCGGTCTGGTTTGCTTCAATCGTGATTTTACGGATTGCCGCAGCCGCTTTTGTTGCCTGAATGGCGTCACCATTAGCATCAAAGCCCACAAGGTAGTCGGCCCAGTCTTCAATCCATTCTGCCAGTGATTTCTGGGAGTTACGCTCGCCGTTAACAGACAACAGGGCAGAGAACGGTGCTGTCTTTTTCAGTTTGAGAGTGGCGGTGTTATCTGCGTGACCTGGTTCATCAATAGTACCCAGGTTAAGCACACTGACGGCACGCATATTATCAGCATCGATAAAGCAGCGGGTGCCTTCATCTGCAAGATCTTTAGAATAACGGGTAAAATCATCGATGCTGGCAGTGGAAAGCGCACCACGGAAACGGAAGCGATTTAAATTAAATTTTTCCAGATCATGAATGCGGAAATTCTCAGGCAATGCCACAGCATCGGCACCAATCTTACTGATAATTTCATTAACACCCTGAGCAGAAATAAGGGCATGGATTTGATTAATTGCGGTTGCGTCTAAGTTCTGAGACATAATAAGTCCTCACTATATAAAGATATTCAGTGATGAGATAAATAATCAGTTAATTAAAAACGATATTAACGACCTGCTGCGCGGAGTTTTCCGTCAGGTTCACCGGCAAGAGTCAGCAACTGTCCCTGGTCTTCCTGCAGAATAGTCAGGCGACCACCGCGATTGACATACATCGGCGTTTCGGTGGTGTCTTCTTCGGAAATTTTCCCGCGGTTAGTCGGGCGAACATATGAGAGTTTGTGTTTGATTTTCACTCGGTTCTCATCAAACGGTTCGATTTCTAGGTTGAGCGAGACCTTACCTTTGGTTTTCGTGTTCATCACACCGGAAGCGACTTCACTGAGAACTGCGCCGATTTTGGTTTCAAATACGCCGCCGTCCAGCTCCCCGATAAATGCCTGCACATCAGTACTGCGTTCGCTAGCCATTTTGCTGCTCCTCATCATATCGACCCTGCAAGGTCGGTTAGTTTCTCCACAAAACAGAGAAGAACACCTGCGGTGACTGCCGCCCGGATGGATTGGGTTATGAGCCCGTCGTCCGGTGATGCTCTTCTCTGTTTTGTAAAAAGGACGGTACCAGCCGGAAGCAAGGGTACAAGCTGGTACCGCCAAGACTACACACAGCATAAAGTTGTGGTGCCGGGTGCCTCCCGGTGCCTGGCGAAGGTTGCACACCAGGCGGGTGGGTATCCACAGAAGGTCGACTGTCAGCCTCAACCTTAACCCGCGTGCGCTGAGCCGCATTCACCACAACGCTAAGGATTCTCTCTGGTTGAAAATACTTAGCTGTTATGTGCCTGCTTTTAGCCACATCAGGCGAGGTGGACCTAGTTATTCCCCAACAACAAGGATTCGGTTAATCTGGTTATCCCCAACAACGCAAAAGGAAAAGAAATGTCCGGTAATATCTATACGCTGTACAAATCCCACTGTGAAAATGTTGGAAAGTATCGGGGCATTGAAATCAGTGGGGTAGTGTCATCAGTCGAAATAAGCAAAGTTGAATCAAGGGCAACATTACTTACTCTTTTGGACCTTGTCTTACATGAGCACCGGAAGAAATTCGGCACTCCCTATAATCAGTTGAATGGGAAAAAGGCTCTGGTTCACCTTATTCTGATGAAGCATCACTGGATGCCAAAACAGATTAATGAGATGAAATTTGATGAACTTCTTCTTTCAATTCAGGATGAACTCACACTTGATAAAATAAGCGTAACCGCCCAGAAATTTTTAGATTATCGAGACTGGAGATCACAAATTCATCACTTTGATGATTTTGACGAAAATGAATGGGATCCTAATTTGTCTGCACAATATCTAAAGTAACATCCTGTGATAAAACCGTGATTTCCTGATCCAGTTTTTTTAAGGAGTCTATTGTTTCCTGTCGATAAGACAGCACTTCACGAAGCTGGTTTATAGCTGCCAGCTTCTTTGTCATCCACTCATAAATTTCCTCATCTGTGTAGCCAGGCGCGACGATTTTGGGTTCTGTTTTGTGCATTTCACATCTCCTCAAGTTATCAGTTACTTGTTGATGGGGACCAGATTGTTAAAGAGCTAAGCGTCCTGTAGGGCGCTTTTTTGTTGCTAACGAATCATCCTGGACTTCATATGCCCCAGGCGGCTACTTCGTGGGCGTCCTGCCTGTTCGTTTTTGACATTTACTGACTGCTTACGACACATGCACCGTGTTGCAACCAGATTTTGTTGTAATCCTGTAGTTGGTCTGGAACAAAAGATAAAATTAAATTGTGAGATATGCAAGTGGTATTTGCGTGATATGCAAGTTGATAGGTAATAAAAAGCCACCTTTCGGTGGCCGATGGAAGGATATTGAGGTTAATTATGTCTCTTAAGGGTTTGAGACTGACTGATTAAGACCTTTCCAAAGACCATGAATCGGTGTTCGTTTTCGCTAGTAATTCCCCATTCACGGTAAATCTGGTTATCAGAAATCACCAGCAGTTTGTCAGGAATCATTTGAAGTCTTTTAACGTATATTTTGTCATCAAAACCAAAGACATATATACCATCACCATCAAACTGATTGATGCTGACATCAACGAAGATGAGATCTCCTGGCTCAATGGTTGGACACATACTGTCCCCACGAACGTTGATAACTTTGATGTGATTGGCTGGTCGTCCGCCGAACATTGATACAGCATTATCAGTTCTGTATTCGATGGCATGAATCACATCAATGACATCACCGCCCTGGATAAGGCCATTTCCCGCACTGGCACTGATATCCAGCATTTCAATACGGAACACATCCTTCACCTGCGCAACATCCTCATTATTACTGTTTTTATATACAGTATTACTTTTGTGGGCAGAGGTAAAGAGATCAGCAATATCAACACCTAAGCTCTTGGCAATATTACTCAGTGTTTGTTCGGTAAATTGTTTTTGCTTACCCGTTTCTAAGCGCGAGATGTTCACCGCATCTACTCCTATTGCTTCAGCGAGATCGGCGATTTTCATGTTCTTCGCTTGGCGAAGTTGTCTGACTCGGTTTCCTATGTTCATGCGTTTATTACATTTCTTTATTGCGTGATAAGCAAATCAACTTGCGCAAAATAATTGCGTGAAATAACATGCATAACGCGCAATATTTGGAGGGCGTATGCAATCACCATTACGAAATGTGCGTAAGGCGCATGGTTTCACTTTGCAGCATGTTGCTGCGGGTGTTCAAGTCAATCCAGCGACGTTGAGTCGTATTGAGAGGCTGGAGCAGATTCCATCTATCGAGCTTGCAGAACGTTTAGCCAATTTTTTTAAGGGTGAAGTCAGCGAAATGCAGATTCTTTATCCGGCACGTTTTCAATCTAGCCAAAACCAGAATGGGTTTAAACCACAGGAACAGGAGGTGAACCGTGGGTAAGCATCACTGGAAAGTAGAAAAACAGCCTGAGTGGTACGTGAAAGCTGTCAGAAAAACTATCGCGGCGTTGCCGGGAGGTTACGCTGAAGCTGCTGAGTGGCTGGATGTAACAGAGAACGCTTTATTCAACCGCCTTCGTGCAGATGGCGATCAGATTTTCCCGCTGGGATGGGCAATGATTTTACAGCGCGCGGCTGGCACTCACTACATTGCGGATGCTGTCGCACAGTCTGCTGGTGGGGTGTTTGTATCGCTTCCTGAACTTGAGGAAGTAGAGAACGCCGATATAAACCAGCGCCTGCTGGAAGTCATCGAACAGATCGGGAGTTACTCAAAGCAGATTCGTTCGGCAATCGAAGATGGGGTAGTGGAGCCACACGAGCAGACAGCAATTAATGATGAGTTGTATCTGTCAATTTCGAAGCTCCAGGAGCATGCAGCACTGGTCTACAAAATCTTTTGCGCTCCAGAAAAGAGTGACGCCCGCGAGTGTGCAGCTCCGGGCGTCGTGGCGTTTTGTGTCTGTGGAGAAACTAACGCATGAACAGTTTAACGGCAAATAACCGTTTGTCGCAACAGCTGGTGGTCAGCGTCGCTGAACACCTGTTGTTACGGCATGAATGCAGATTACCAAATCACCTGGCTGTAAGTAACCACAGAGAACTTTACCTGACTGTGGGGGGCGAGTTGTGCAGGAACTTAACCGCTGGTTTCGTGACGGAAGAGGGCTTTATGTCCATGTTATTCGTTGGGAGCCAGAAACACAGCGCGTTATCTATCTTCGCAAAGACTACCCGCATGAGTGCTTTAGTCCTTTGTGGAAATTCAGGCGTGATTTTGTTGAGTGTGAAGGACCACCAGCACATTGATTCTGCCATTCCGGGACGTTACACTGTTCAGGCACCTTATAAAGCGGGTGCCGGGATTGGCGTCCTGGAATTGATCAAGGCGATATATGACGCGCCAGCGTCTTTTTTATCGTCCGCATTTGCTCACATCAAAGTTATGGTGGGCTGGGCGGGGGCATCGAAAGATGCGCCGGTTTCCTTGATCACCGGTTACGCCAACCCCGTTCAGTTCACCACCAGCGAAATTGGCGTTTCCGGTGGTGGAAGTATTTCACCGATCAAGGAGGCTGCCATCATGGCTACTGTCCCAGCCCTCTCTCGTCTGAATGATGAAGACTTACATAAACTCAGTTATGTAACAACTGCACTACGTGCTCTGCGCAAGGTAACTCTTTCGGATCCGCAGGCGCATCAGGTTCTGGTAGAAACCCTTCTTAACTTGCAGGCTGAACGTATTCGTCTGGCGGATAAGGCTAATTTTCATATTCACCGTCTCCTGAATATCAGCGGAGGGCATCGTCATGCTTAATCCGTTGATCCTCAATATTTGCCGTTTGCTTCAGCGTAAAAAAACATCAATTCCTACAGTTGGGCAGTGGTACACCACACCTGCAGGGCATGTTCTACGTGTTAGCCTGGTTGACCGTGAATGCCAGAAGGTGATTTGTGAACCGCTGGGCCGTAATTACCGCGTCAGTATGCCGCTTATAGCCTTTCGCTCCGGAAAAAACATGAAGCATCTCGGAGGTGCAGCATGAGTATGGAGCTGATGGTTAAAGCGATGAAAATTCGAGTGGGTAATCCATTGCGAAAACTGGTTCTGATCAAGCTGGCTGATAATGCCAGCGATCAGGGGGAGTGCTGGCCCAGCTACCAGCATATTGCTGACCAGTGCGAGATTAGCAAACGTTCTGTGATGAATCATATTGCGGCCCTTTGTGAGTCCGGGCTGGTAAAAAAAGTCACCCGGAAAGGTGAAAAAGGTAACTCAAGTAATATCTATCTCCTTCATCTTGATGGTGCAGGAGATTCACTAGGGGGGAGTGCAAATAATTCACTATCTGGTGCAGCAAATTCACCAGGTAGTGCAGGAGTTGCACCAGGGGGTGGTGCAGGAGATTCACCCAGAACCAGTCACTCTTTTGAACCAGTCAAAGAACCAGTCAATGAACCAATAGCTGTTGGTGAATCTGCTGATGAGTCTGTGCGAGTTCGTTCAAACCGACCGGAATACTCTCCGGAGTTTGAACAGGCATGGCTGGCATATCCCAAACGTGCTGGTGGCAATTCAAAATCTGCAGCCTTCAAAGCCTGGAAAGCCCGTTTGAATGAGGGGGTAACCCCCGAAACCATGCTGGAAGGTGTGAAACGCTACGCGGGCTGGGTATCTGCGATGGGTAACAGCGGCACACAATTTGTGAAACAGGCTGTCACGTTCTTTGGTCCGGATCGTCATTTCGAAGAATCCTGGGAAGTTCCTGCGGTATCTGCAGCCAGACGCGAGGACCCGTACTTCAAAGCCAGTTACGACAACGTGGACTACAGCCAGATCCCGGCAGGATTCAGGGGGTGATCATGAGTCTTTTGAATGAAGTTCAGAAATTCATTGAAGCCCATCCGGGGTGTACTTCCGGAGACATTGCGGATGCTTTTGCAGGTTACTCACGGCAGCGCGTTCTGCAGTCAGCAAGCAAGTTACGTCAGAGTGGGCGTGTGGCTCACCGTTGTGAAGGAGATACACGCAGACATTTCCCGCGCCTGACTGAGAGAGCACAGGAGCCGGAACCACAACCAGTTCGTGAAACCAGACCTGTGCGCAATTTCTATGTCGGCACTAACGACCCGCGGGTGATTTTGTGCCTGACCCGCCAGGCGGAAGAACTGGAGTCCAGGGGCTTATACCGTCGTGCTGCAACGGTGTGGATGGCGGCATTCCGTGAAAGCCACTCCCAGCCAGAACGAAACAATTTTCTGGCGCGTCGTGAACGGTGTTTACGGAAAAGCAGTAAGCGGGCTGCATCAGGTGAAGAGTGGTATCTCTCAGGGAATTACGTGGGGGCTTAATGAGTAATAAATATTGCCAGGCGCTGGCGGAACTGCGGAACAAACCAGCCCATGAACTGAAGGAAGTGGGCGATCAGTGGCGCCCGCCGGACAACATTTTCTGGGGAATTAACACCCTGTTTGGCCCGTTTGTTCTGGATCTGTTCACTGACGGTGATAACGCCAAATGTGCTGCGTATTACACGGCGGAAGACAACGCGCTGGCGCATGACTGGTCAGAACGCCTTGCGGAGCTTAAAGGTGCTGCCTTTGGTAATCCCCCATACAGCCGCGCCAGTCAGCATGAGGGGCAATACATCACCGGCATGCGTTACATCATGAAGCATGCCAGTGCCATGCGTGATAAAGGCGGGCGCTATGTTTTCCTGATCAAAGCTGCCACCAGCGAAGTGTGGTGGCCGGAAGATGCAGATCATATTGCTTTTATTCGCGGGCGTATTGGTTTTGAACTGCCTGCCTGGTTTATCCCGAAGGATGAGAAGCAGGTGCCGACAGGCGCTTTCTTCGCTGGTGCTATTGCTGTTTTCGACAAGACCTGGAAGGGACCGGCAATCAGCTACATCGGGCGCGATGAACTTGAGGCATGTGGTGAGGCCTTTCTGGCGCAGGTTCGCCAGCAGGCAGAAAAACTGGTCAGGGAGATGGCGGCATGACGAGGTTAACTCAATGCCAGCAGCAGGTGCTGGATATGCTGATTTCTTATCAGAAAGAACGTGGCTTCCCGCCAACCAATCAGGAGGTGGCAACCATGCTGGGATACCGTTCAGTGAATGCAGCGGTGGAGCATCTTCGCGCACTGGAGAAAAAAGGCGTCATCACGATAAAGCGTGGCGTGGCCCGGGGCATCACGCTTCATACCGCGGTGAAGGACGACGACAGCGAGGCGGTCGGGATTATCCGCTCACTGCTTGCCGGTGAGGAAAACGCAAGGCTGCGTGCAACCCACTGGTTACATGAGAGGGGCCTGAAAGTATGAAGCTGATCCTGCCTTTTCCGCCCAGCGTGAACACGTACTGGCGACACCCCAACAAAGGGGCGTTTGCTGGTAAGAGCCTGATAAGCGCGGCGGGGCGAAAATTTCAGAGCGCGGCGTGCGCAGCAATAGTTGAGCAGTTACGTCGTCTGCCAAAACCAACGTCGGCACCTGCTTCAGTGGAGATCGTGTTGTTTCCTCCGGATAACCGGATCCGCGATCTGGACAACTATAACAAGGCGCTGTTTGACGCCCTGACCCACGCGGGTGTGTGGGAAGACGACAGACAGGTGAAAAGAATGCTGGTGGAGTGGGGACCGGTTATCCCGAAAGGGAAGGTCGAGATCACTATCAGTAAGTATGAGAAACCGGCGGGTGCAGCCGCCTGATTAAGAGGAGAAACGAAGTATGAATAATCTGATGGTTATTGATGGTATTGAAGTTCGTCGTGATGTTTATGGGCGTTACAGCCTGAACGATCTGCATCGCGCAGCAGTAGCATCTGGTGCAAATGCCAGAACCAAGGAGCCAGGAAAGTTTCTTTCCAGCCAACAAACTGTTGAACTTGTTCATGAATTGACCAACACCCAGAATTTGGGTGTTGACCCGGTGAGTGTGATTCATGGGGGAAATGAACGGGGAACTTATGTCTGCAAGGAACTGGTGTATGCCTATGCAATGTGGATCAGCCCGTCATTCCATCTGAAGGTGATCCGTACTTTCGACATGGTAACCAGCACACCGGAAAAATTATCCGGACAGGCTGCTGACAAGATGCAGGCTGGTGTGATTCTGCTGGACTTTATGCGTCGGGAATTAAACCTGTCTAACTCATCTGTGCTTGGTGCCTGTCAGAAACTCCAGGAGGCTGTTGGCTTACCGAATCTGGCACCGCGCTATGCCATTGATGCTCCTGCTGATGCACACGATGGCTCAAGTCGCCCGACACTGTCACTGAGTGCACTGCTGAAACAGTATGGTATCCGCCTGACGGCTAATCAGGCATATCACCAGATGGTGAAGCTGGGGATCGTCGAGCAGCGCGAACGATACAGCCGTACCGCGATTAACAACATCAAAAAATTCTGGTCGCTGACAGCGAAAGGCTGCATGTTCGGCAAGAACATCACCAGTCCCGCAAATCCGCGCGAGACACAGCCGCATTTCTTCGAATCCCGATTCCCTGAGCTGTTAAAGCTGCTCGATACCGTTCATTGAGGTGACCGTGAGAGCACTACTGACCCCTGAAATTGCCCCGCGTATGGGGATCGTATTGTTCAGGCCAGGTTCAGAGCTGATGCCCCTGTTTATGCAGGGGCGTGTCCTGCTGGAGCCTGAGCCGGAACGTTATTCATCTTTCGCCAGTGGTGCCGTTCCGGCGGCATCACAACCGCTGGCGGATGATCCTGCCGTTCGGGCCGTGTTCCGCAATGAGGCAGTGATCCGTCGTGCTGGTGGCGTGGAATGTCTTGAAAGCTGGTTACTTCGTGAAAAAGGCTGCCAGTGGCCTCATTCCGACTGGCACAGCGAGAACATGACCACAATGCGACACGCGCCGGGCGCAATCCGTCTGTGCTGGCACTGCGATAACCAGCTGCGCGATCAGTTCACGGAACGGCTGGAATCAATGGCAACGGATAACTGTGCCCGCTGGGTGTTGTCTGTTGTGCGTCGGGATCTCGGTTTTGATGACAGTCACGTTGTGACAATGCCGGAACTGTGCTGGTGGCTGGTTCGTAATGATCTGGCGGATGCCTTACCGGAAAGTGCAGCCCGTAAGGCACTGAGATTACCGAAGCCTGTTGTGCCGTCTGTCACCCGGGAAAGTGACCTTGTGCCTTCGGTTCCTGCCACCAGCATCATCCAGGATAAAGCGAAAAAGGTGCTGGCGCTGAAAGTGGATCCGGAGTCGCCGGAGTCTTTTATGTTACGCCCCAAACGTCGCCGCTGGGTTAATGAAAAGTACACGCGCTGGGTTAAGACGCAGCCGTGCGCATGTTGTGGAAAGCCAGCTGATGATCCCCACCACCTGATAGGCCACGGTCAGGGTGGAATGGGTACAAAAGCGCATGATCTCTTTGTGTTGCCTTTGTGCAGAAAGCATCACGACGAGCTGCATGCGGATACCGTGACATTTGAAGAGAAGTATGGCTCCCAGCTGGAGCTGATATTTCGTTTTATCGATCGTGCGCTGGCAATAGGCGTACTGGCGTAAGTGGAGAACGAGCATGAACCTTGAAGCCTTACCAAAATATTACTCCCCAAAATCTCCAAAACTGAGTGATGACGCACCGGCGACAGGCTCTGGTGGTTTAACAATTACGGATGTAATGGCTGCGCAGGGGATGGTGCAGTCGAAAGCACCACTGGGTTTTGCCTTATTCCTGGCAAAAGTTGGTGTTCAGGATCCTCAGTTTGCGATTGAAGGTCTGCTCAATTACGCGATGGCACTGGATAACCCGACATTGAATAAATTGAGTGAAGAAACCCGGTTACAGATCATCCCTTACCTTGTGAATTTTGCCTTTGTTGATTATTCCAGGTCTGCGGCAAGTAAGGCTCGCTGTGAGCATTGTGCTGGTACTGGATTTCATAATGTATTGCGCGAGGTGGTGAAACACTCCAGAAGCGGGGAATCTGTTATCAAGGAAGAGTGGGTGAAGGAACTATGTCAGCATTGTCATGGTAAGGGAGAAGTCAGCACAGCGTGCAGAGGGTGTAAGGGTAAAGGTATTGTCCTGGATGAAAAAAGAACCCGGCTTCATGGTACGCCTGTTTATAAGATTTGTGGGCGTTGCAATGGTAACCGGTTTAGCCGTTTACCAACCACACTGGCGCGGCATCATGTCCAGAAGCTGGTACCTGCCCTGACGGATTATCAGTGGTACAAAGGATATGCAGATATCATTGATAAACTGGTTACAAAGTGCTGGCAGGAAGAAGCATATGCAGAGACACAATTGAGAAAAGTGACAAGATAAATGATTTTCGCCGAAGATGGCGACATGATGCTTGCATTTTTCAAAAAATATGGATAAGATTTTCCCAACGATGGGCTTTGTATGTCTACCGTTGATAAGATTTAAGAACCCGCCGCTGAGCGGTTTTTTTTGTGCCTGATGTCTCATGAAACTATGAAATGGATTGGTACGTTAAACATTTTTTCTTATTATCTTTTAGATTTTGGAGAGATGGGTAACGTCTGTATTCCAGAAACTCGATGAATATTTAATAAATTAGTTTCACTGATGCTTCTAGGTTATGAGTGTAATGAAAAAGGTATTAATAGCAGCGATAGGTTTTTGTTTAGTCGGTTGTGCAGGTATGAAATTACCTGAGTATTCGCAAGTTAAAGCAAGTCCGTATTATACAGATTGCCGTGCGTTTGCCATGGATGTTTATAAAAATGATGGATACAGCAAAATTGCGAAAACCACTATCCTTAGCATGGATGATGTGAAGGCTAGATATATTGTTACAGGGTGTGTAGTTGCTATGGGGAAAAACACTGTAGAGGAAATTAAAGCTGATCTCTCTGCTAAAGGGAGTTCTTTTGGGCTTATCAGTGGTGCTTGTTCTAGTGCTGCATGTCGGGTTGATGTAGAGCAGCAAATGAACGCTTATATACTTGGTAGTTATTATGCTGCAAATAAAAAATTCCCGGATAAAATGAAAGCAGAGTTTTAAGCAAACCTTGTTTTCGATTATATGCCGAAGATAAATGTTAGTAACGGCATAATAAGTAAATATATAGCTGTGATAGCAACCCGCCACTGAGCGGGTTTTTTGTACCTGTAAACTTGGTGCAGTACAGTAAACACGCTGGTGGTCGTGAATACTGACTTTTTATCTTGCTGGCTTTTTAGACAAGAGTTATTGGTATGTCATGTTAACCAGAAGGGAAAAAGACATGCTAAAACAGCAAGATATGACAGAAACCGCCGCAGCAGTCCTTCATTTCTTACCTGCTGACAAGTGGGTAACGCCACGCATGATGACGAGAACTACCGGAGTAAGCGAAGCCCGGTGCCAGTTAATACTGACTCAGTTAGTTCTGGCGGGGCTGGCGAAGGATAACGGCGGGTACGGGAATAAATTCAGACGCTGCCAGTAATGGCGGTTTCCTGCTGTGAAAATGGGCGGCTGGTGGGTGTTGGTAGCACCTGCCAGCCATTCGCTCATGCTTACTGGTCACAAGCGAACCACGGCCCACTGCTTTAGCGCAAAAGCAGAGTGAGCCTACCAGAGTTACGCTTACTGATCCATGAAAAATACTGTAAAAATAAACAGTGTTGATTTAATCAACGCTGATTGCCTGCATTTTATTCAGTCCCTGCCTGATGATTCCATTGACCTGATTGTTACCGATCCGCCGTACTTCAAGGTGAAACCCAACGGCTGGGACAATCAGTGGAAAGGGGACGAAGATTACCTTAAGTGGCTGGACCACTGTCTGGCCCAGTTCTGGCGGGTGTTAAAACCTGCCGGAAGCCTTTACCTGTTCTGTGGGCATCGCCTGGCATCTGATATTGAGATCATGATGCGTGAACGTTTCAACGTGCTTAACCATATCATCTGGGCGAAGCCGTCCGGACGTTGGAATGGGTGTAATAAAGAAAGTCTGCGCGCATATTTTCCTGCCACAGAGCGCGTTCTGTTTGCTGAACATTACCAGGGGCCATATCGCGGCAAAAGTGACGGCTATGCGGCAAAAGAAAGGGAACTCAAACAGCACATAATGGCACCGCTGATATCGTATTTCAGGGATGCTCGTGCCGAACTGGGTATAACGGCAAAACAAATTGCCGAAGCCACAGGTAAGAAAAATATGGTTTCCCACTGGTTTGGTGCCAGTCAGTGGCAGTTGCCGAATGAGGCTGACTATCGGAAGTTACAGGCACTGTTTTCCCGTATAGCGGCAGAGAAGTTTCAGGAACAACAACTGGAACAACCACACCACCAGCTGGTGGCATCTTATGATTCACTGAATCGCAAATATTCTGAATTGCTGGATGAGTTTAAATCTCTCCGGCGCTATTTCTCCGTATCAGTCTCCGGGCCTTATACCGATGTCTGGATGCATAAACCCGTTCAGTTCTACCCGGGTAAACATCCGTGTGAGAAACCGGCGGATATGCTCAGGCAAATAATCAATGCCAGTAGTCGACCTGGTGATCTGGTTGCTGATTTTTTTATGGGATCCGGTTCCACAATAAAAGCAGCAATGGCGCTGGGGCGTCGGGCCTTAGGTGTTGAGCTTGAGTCAGAGCGGTTTAACCAGACAGTGAAAGAGATAAACGAGCTGGTGGGGAAATAATTTGGTGGCCACGTCAGGTGGCCTTTTTATTTCCATTACACAGCACCCGCATCTGCGAGGTGGGGTTATGAAATCCATGGATAAGTTAACAACGGGTGTCGCCTATGGCACCTCAGCAGGTAGTGCCGGTTACTGGTTTTTACAGCTGCTCGATAAAGTCACGCCCTCACAGTGGGCAGCAATAGGTGTGCTGGGTAGCCTGGTATTTGGCCTGCTGACGTACCTGACAAACCTTTATTTCAAGATTAAAGAAGATAAGCGCAAGGCTGCGAGAGGTGAATAATGCCTCCATCATTACGAAAAGCAGTTGCTGCTGCTATTGGTGGCGGAGCAATTGCTATAGCATCAGTGTTAATCACTGGCCCAAGTGGTGACGATGGCCTGGAAGGTGTCAGCTACATACCATACAAAGATATCGTTGGCGTATGGACTGTATGTCACGGACACACCGGAAAAGACATCATGCTCGGTAAAACGTATACCGAAGCAGAATGCAAAGCCCTCCTGAATAAAGACCTTGCCACGGTTGCCAGACAAATTAACCCGTACATCAAAGTCGATATACCGGAAACAACGCGCGGCGCTCTTTACTCGTTCGTCTACAACGTGGGTGCTGGCAATTTCAGAACATCGACGCTTCTTCGCAAAATAAACCAGGGCGATATCAAAGGCGCATGTGACCAGCTACGTCGCTGGATATACGCTGGCGGTAAGCAATGGAAAGGCCTGATGACTCGTCGTGAGATTGAGCGTGAAGTCTGTTTGTGGGGGCAACAATGAGCAGAGTAACCGCGATTATCTCCGCTCTGGTTATCTGCATCATCGTCTGCCTGTCGTGGGCGGTCAATCATTACCGTGATAACGCCATCGCCTACAAAGAACAGCGAGATAAAAAAGTCAGTGAGCTGAAGCAGGCGACCGCCACCATTACTGACATGCAGCAGCGCCAGCGTTCTGCTGATGCACTCGATGCTAAATACACGAAGGAGTTAGCTGATGCGAAAGCTGAAAATGATGCTCTTCGGCGCAAGCTTGATAATGGTGGTCGGGTGTTCGTCAAAGGAAAATGCCCTGTGCCATCCTCAGCCGAAACCTCCAGCGCCTCCGGCATGGGCAATGATGCCACCGTCGAACTCTCTCCAGTTGCTGGACGAAACGTTCTCGGTATCCGGGACGGAATTATCCGCGACCAAACAGCACTGAGAACGCTTCAGGAATACATCAGGACGCAATGCCTTCGATGATAGCGATAATTTTACTCATCATCCTTCACATCTGGCTCTGTAGACAGGATGGTGATCACTTCTGGAGTGAATCCAGATTAAACATCTCATTGCTGATGCTTGATATTGAGCATCTTGCGCGCGGTAAGGGGCTGCGTTGAGATAAGAGCCAGTCATTACAAATACCAGGATTTAGCCTCGCATTCGCGGGGCTTTTTATTGCCATTACAAAAGCCACTCCCTACAGAGTGGCTTTGATAATGGCTTATACCCTACACGGGATAGCTTAACTGATATCCCTTTTAACGGATAAAGGTATTCAAGCCTGACACATCATGCGCTGTATCGTCGCCGTATTCCCGTATTAACAGAGACCGTAGCCCGACGGGGAACTCCTTCTGCGCGAGTGTGCGGGAATAATCAAAAACGATGCACACCGGGTTTTTACCGCGTTTATGGTTCGCGGGTTTGTCCCTCATGCTCGCCAGTCCTGTGCGGGGGTGGAAGAAACAGGACACTTACACAGATTCTTGTGGGCACGATGCTATGCCTTTCTGGATTATCCCGATGCCATTCATGCAAGGCGTTGTATCAGACGTTCGTCAGAGCTGTCAGGCTGACGGGTCCTCCCGGTGGGGTGGCCTGCCACGGGGCGGGAGCGTCGCGGAAAAAGGCTAGTTTTTGAAATTTCATTCGTCATCACCACTACTGTAATGCATTGATATTACGGTGATTTTATTTTTATGGTGTCGATTTTGATTGTTTTTTGTTCACCACTAACACCGTTTGCCTAAAGTTGTTCGCAAGATGCATGTTTAAAACATTCTGGAGCGGGTATGGATCGAGAGTTAAAAAATCTGACGCTGAATATCAGTCAACTGGCGGCACTGTCAGGTGTACATCGCCAGACTGCTGCGGCAAGGCTGCAAAATCTACCCGTTGCAGGGGGGCATGAAAGCAACCTCAAGCTTTATCGGGTGGTTGATATTGTGTCGGCATTTCTGGCATTACCACCGCCGGTTGCAGAAGGCGAAATGGACGCGCATGACCGCAAAGCCTGGTATCAGTCTGAACGTGAGCGTCTTAAGTTCGAACAGGAAACGGCACAACTCATTCCGGCCAGTGATGTCAGACGGGAGTTTGCCATCTGGGCAAAAGCGGTCGTGCAGGTGCTGGAGACATTACCGGATATTCTTGAACGTGACTGCGGTCTGCAGCCTGCCGCTGTGAGCCGTGTTCAGTCCATTATTGATGATCTGCGCGATCAGATAGCCCTGCGGGTGACTGAAGCAGGTGCGGATGATGAGGAGGAATTACAGCAGGAGGAGTAATGCTGAATCAGGAAACCGCAAAGGCAGCACGAACCGATTCAGGTTATATCCTTCGCGCACCGAGACGAATGCGGGTTGCTGATGCCGTTGCTCAGTATATGCGGGTGCCCATGGGGGCCGGGAACTCAGTCCCGTGGGATCCGCTGGTGGCACCGTATGTTATTGAGCCGATGAACTGCCTGGCCTCGCGTGAATACGACGCAGTGATATTTGTTGGCCCGGCACGAACCGGCAAGACTATCGGCCTGATTGACGGCTGGGTGATTTACAACGTGATTTGCGATCCTGCTGATATGCTGATCATTCAGATGACGGAGGAAAAAGCCCGCGAACACTCCAAAAAACGACTCGCCAGAACGTTTCGCGTCAGCCCGGAAGTGGTCAGTCGCCTGAGTCCGAACAAAAATGACAACAACGTTTATGACAGAACATTCCTTGCTGGCAACTACCTGAAAATCGGCTGGCCGTCAGTCAATATCATGTCCTCATCAGATTATAAATGCGTCGCGCTGACGGATTATGACCGTTTTCCGGAAGATATTGATGGCGAGGGGGATGCCTTCTCTCTTGCCTCAAAACGTACCACCACATTTATGTCCAGCGGTATGACGTTGGTGGAGAGTTCCCCCGGCAGGGATGTGAAGGATGTGAAATGGCGACGGACTTCACCGCATGAGGCTCCACCAACCACGGGGATCCTGTCGCTCTATAACCGTGGTGATCGCCGTCGCTGGTACTGGCCCTGTCCACACTGTGGTGAGTATTTTCAGCCCTGCGGCGATGTGGTTGCTGGTTTCCGTGATATTGCCGATCCCGTGCTGGCAAGTGAGGCGGCTTATATTCAGTGTCCTTCCTGTTCAGGACGGATTATGCCTGAACACAAACGTGAGCTGAACGGACGTGGGGTCTGGTTGCGGGATGGTGAATCCATCAATGCGGATGGCAGTCGTTATGGTGATCCCCGACGCTCACGTATTGCGTCATTCTGGATGGAGGGTCCGGCAGCTGCTTACCAGACACTCTCGCAACTCGTTTACAAACTGCTTACTGCAGAACAGGAATACGAGACAACCGGAAGTGAAGAAACACTCAAGACGGTTATCAATACCGACTGGGGATTACCTTATCTTCCCCGCGCCAGCATGGAGCAACGAAAAAGTGAACTGCTTGAGCAGCGGGCAGAGCCAGTTCCTTCCCGCAGTGTGCCGGATGGCGTTAATTTCCTTGTGGCGACAGTGGATGTGCAGGCGGGACGTCATCGCCGTTTTGTGGTTCAGGTAACGGGCTATGGCAGCCGTGGCGAACGCTGGATTATTGATCGTTACAACATCACGCAGTCATTGCGCGGTGACAGCGACGGGGAGAGCCAGCGAATTGATCCGGCCAGCTATCCGGAAGACTGGGATGTCCTGCTGACGGATGTTTTTCATAAAAGCTGGCCGCTGGCCTCCGATCCTTCTCAACAAATGCGACTGATGGCAATGGCGGTGGACTCCGGCGGTGAAGACGGGGTCACTGATAATGCCTATAAATTCTGGCGTCGTTGCCGTCGTGATGGCCTTGGTAAACGTATTTACCTGTTTAAGGGCGACAGCATCCGGCGCGCAAAACTGATCAGCCGTACATTCCCTGATAACACCGGACGAACGGGCCGCCGGGCGCATGCCGCAGGTGATGTGCCGCTCTGGCTTCTTCAGACGGATGCCCTGAAAGACCGGGTGAATAACGCGTTATGGCGTGACTCGCCAGGTCCAGGCTATGTGCATTTCCCTGACTGGCTGGGGAGCTGGTTTTACGACGAACTGACGTATGAAGAGCGGAGCAGTGACGGGAAATGGAGTAAGCCGGGTCGCGGTGCCAACGAAGCTTTTGACCTGATGGTGTATGCCGAGGCTCTGGTCATTCTGCATGGATACGAAAAGATCCGCTGGCCGGATGCACCGGAGTGGGCGAGCCGGGAAACCTGGCTGGAGTGTGTCCCGGACAGTACCGAACCGTCACCCTCACCGGAACCGGTACCCACGCCTGTTAAAAAACAAAAACGGAAGAAAACAGTAACTGACGATGTTAACCCCTGGCTGACTTCCGGAGGATGGTTATGAATCAGAATGATATTGAAGCCATGATTCAGCGTTATACGGAAGCTGAAATGGCGGTGTTGGACGGAAAATCCGTCACTTTTAATGGTCAGCAGATGACCATGGAAAACTTATCTGAGATCCGGCAGGGGCGGCAGGAGTGGGAGCGCCGCCTTGCGGCTCTGATTACACGACAACGGGGGCATCCCGGGTACCGGCTGGCGAGGTTCTGATGGCAATTCTTGATGATGTGATTGGCGTTTTTTCACCAGGATGGAAAGCGGCAAGGCTGCGTTCCCGTGCGGTGATCCAGGCTTATGAGGCCGTAAAAACGACGCGGACACACAAAGCCCGACGGGAGAGCCGAACTGCCGACCAGTTAAGCCAGTACGGGGCCGTGTCGTTACGTGAGCAGGCCCGTTACCTTGATAACAACCACGATCTGGTCATTGGTGTATTTGACAAGCTGGAAGAACGGGTGGTGGGGAAAAACGGGATTATTGTCGAGCCACATCCGGTATTACGCAATGGGGCCATTGCCCGTGATCTGGCAGCGGAGATTCGCACCCGATGGAGTGAATGGTCTGTCAGCCCGGAAGTCACCGGGCAGTTTACCCGTCCGATGCTGGAACGTCTGATGCTGCGTACCTGGCTGCGCGATGGTGAGGTGTTTGCCCAGATGGTTTCCGGGCGCATAAACAGCCTGACGCCTTCTGCCGGTGTTCATTTCTGGCTGGAGGCGCTCGAGCCAGACTTTATTCCCATGACCAGTGATGAGAGCAACAGGCTGAATCAGGGCGTGTTTGTTGATGACTGGGGGCGTCCCGAAAAATATCTGGTGTATAAAAGCCGTCCCGTATCCGGACGGCAGATGGAAACCAAAGAAGTGGATGCAGAGCGAATGCTGCATCTTAAATTTGTTCGCCGTCTGCACCAGATGCGCGGGACGTCTTTGTTGTCCGGTGTGCTGATCCGCCTCAGTGCCCTGAAAGATTATGAAGATTATGAGCTGACTGCAGCAAGGATCGCCGCTGCTCTGGGGATGTACATCCGCAAAGGCGACGGGCAGAGCTATGAACCGGATGGTAATGGCAGCAAGGATAAGGAACGCGAGCTTACCATTCAGCCAGGCATTATTTACGACGATCTGAAACCCGGCGAAGAAATCGGAATGGTGAAGTCGGATCGCCCCAATCCTAATCTTGAAACTTTTCGTAATGGTCAGTTGCGTGCCGTGGCGGCGGGCAGTCGTCTGAGTTTTTCCAGTACGGCACGCAACTATAACGGCACTTACAGCGCCCAGCGTCAGGAACTGGTTGAGTCCACTGATGGCTACCTGATCCTGCAGGACTGGTTTATTGGTGCCGTCACCCGCCCGATGTATCGTGCATGGCTGAAACAGGCTGTGGCATCCGGTGTTATCAGGCTACCCCGTGATCTTGACCGTTCTTCACTGTATACCGCGGTGTATTCCGGACCAGTGATGCCGTGGATTGACCCTGTTAAGGAGGCTGAGGCCTGGAAAATCCAGATTCGTGGTGGAGCGGCGACAGAATCAGACTGGGTACGTGCTGGTGGTCGTAATCCGGATGATGTCAAACGTCGGCGCAAGGCCGAAATTGATGAAAACCGCAAGCTGGATCTGGTATTTGATACCGATCCGGCCAGTGATAAAGGAGGCAGCAGTGCCGCAACGAAACGACAGGAGCCGCAGCACACCGACGACCAGTCCGAAGAATAATTCCTGGTTCAGGATGCAGGCTGGTCACCAGAGTGACGCGGATATTTATATTTATGACGAGATTGGTTTCTGGGGGGTTACAGCGAAGCAGTTTATCAGTGATCTGAATGCACTGGGCGATATCACCCACATTAATCTCCATATCAATTCACCGGGTGGCGATGTCTTTGAAGGCATCGCCATTTTTAATGCGCTGAAAACACATGGTGCGTCCATTACCGTTTATGTCGACGGTGTGGCGGCGTCAATGGCGTCGGTCATTGCGATGGTGGGAAACCCGGTCATTATGCCGGAAAACACCTTCATGATGATTCATAAACCATTTGGCTTTACGGGCGGTGATGCGGAGGACATGCGCACCTATGCCGACCTGCTCGATAAGGTTGAGGCGGTTCTGTTACCCGCTTATGCACAGAAAACCGGGAAAACCACCGATGAAATTGCTGCCATGCTGGCGGATGAGACCTGGATGTCCGGAGCCGAATGTCTGGCTCATGGATTTGCTGACCAGGTGACGCCAGCCGTTAAGGCAATGGCATGTATTCAGTCAAAACGTACAGAGGAATTTAAAAAGATGCCGGAATCCATTCGAAACATGATTACTCCGCCACGCAACAGTGCTCCACGCGTACCGGATGATGAACCAGCAGCACCCCGGACGCCAGTGCAGGCAGCAGCACCCGTGGTGGATGAAAACAGCATCCGTGCGCAGGTACTGGCAGAGCAAAAAGCGCGTGTAAACGGTATTAATGATCTGTTTGCCATGTTTGGCGGGCGTTATCAGGCGCTGCAGGCTCAGTGCCTTGCCGATCCTGAGTGTTCGCTGGAGCAGGCCAGCGAAAAGCTGTTGAACGAGATGGGGCGCGAGTCCACGCCATCCAATAAAAATACCCCGGCTCATATTTATGCCGGTAACGGTAATTTTGTGGGGGACGGGATCCGCCAGGCGCTGATGGCGCGTGCCGGATTTGAAAAAACCGAACGTGATAATGTCTACAACGGGATGACTCTGCGTGAATATGCCCGTATGTCACTGACTGAACGGGGTATTGGGGTTTCCAGTTATAACCCGATGCAGATGGTCGGTGCGGCGTTCACACACAGTACGTCTGACTTCGGTAATATTCTGCTGGATGTTGCGAACAAAGCCATTCTGCAGGGCTGGGAAGATGCCCCTGAAACCTATGAACAGTGGACGCGGAAAGGTCAGTTGTCTGATTTTAAAATTGCCCATCGTGTGGGTATGGGGGGCTTCAGTGCTCTGCGTCAGGTGCGTGAAGGGGCGGAATATAAATACGTCACCACCGGAGATAAACAGGCCACTATTGCACTGGCGACCTATGGCGAGCTGTTCAGTATCACCCGTCAGGCCATTATCAATGATGATCTGAATATGCTGACCGATGTCCCGATGAAACTGGGCCGTGCGGCGAAATCCACTATTGCCGATCTGGTTTATGCCATTCTGACGTCTAACCCGAAAATCTCCACAGATAATGTAAGTCTGTTCGATAAAGCGAAACATGCAAACGTACTGGAGAGCGCGGCAATGGACGTGGCATCGCTGGATAAAGCCCGCCAGTTGATGCGCGTTCAGAAAGAGGGGGAGCGTCATCTGAATATTCGTCCTGCGTTCGTACTGGTACCGACGGCGATGGAGTCTGTTGCTAACCAGGTCATTCGCTCCTCAAGTGTCAAGGGGGCTGACATTAACGCCGGTATTATTAACCCGGTGAAAGATTTTGCGACCGTTATTGCAGAGCCTCGTCTTGATGATAACAGCCAGACCACCTTCTACCTGGCTGCGTCAAAAGGCTCCGATACGATTGAAGTGGCTTATCTCAACGGTGTGGATACGCCATATATTGATCAGATGGAGGGCTTCAGTGTGGATGGCGTGACAACGAAAGTGCGTATTGACGCCGGTGTCGCGCCAGTTGATCACCGCGGTCTGGTGAAATGTACGGCGTAAACATCGCAGACAACAACTCTGATGGCCCGTAAGGGCTTTTTTTGTACCTGAAATCAGCCCCTGAACGGGGCTGTGTGGAGACAGTTATGGCAAAGAATTTTGTAGAAGAAGGAAAAACGGTGGCGATTGTTGCCAGTGCAGCCATCAGCAGCGGAGATCTGGTGCAGGTGGGTGATGTTTTTGCGGTGGCGCTGACCGATATTCCACAGGGTGAAACAGGCGACGGTATGACCGAAGGTGTGTTTATGCTGCCTAAGCTGAAAACGGATGACATGAAAACGGGTAAGAAGGTTTATCTGAAGTCCGGAAAAGTTCAGCTGACTAACAGCGGCTCTGATCCGCTGGTCGGGGTTGTCTGGGCAGATGCCGGAACCAGTGCAGAAGAAGTGCCGGTAAAACTCAATGTCTGATCCCTTTTCCCGGCTGGCAGCGCGTATGGATGCTATCACGGTCAGAAAGATGGGAAAGACAGCCTCGATTAATGATGTCGATATGACCGTGATCCCGGGAGAAACACTGGCAGAGCTGAATGCTCTGTCCGGACCTGCGGTCTCTCTGGTGGTGTTTTCTTCGGGATACCGCCCACGGCGCGGGGATCGCGTTGTTTATGACGGACAACAATGGACGGTCACACGGCATGAACGCTTTAACGGTAAGCCAATGATCTTTATTGAGTAAAGAGGTGTGGGATGAAGGGGCTTGAGAATGCCATCCGCAATCTGAACAGCCTTGATACCCGTATGGTGCCACAGGCCAGCGCATGGGCGATAAACCGTGTGGCACAGAAAGCGGTCTCGGTTGCCACCCGGCAGGTTGCCGGGAATACCGTTGCGGGAGATAACCAGGTGAAAGGGATCCCCCTGAAACTGGTACGTCAGCGTGTCCGGGTGTTTAAAGCCAGTCCGTCAGGAAAAATGACGGCCAGGATCCGCATTAACCGGGGCAATCTGCCCGCCATTAAGCTGGGGACAGCCCGGGTCAGACTGGCCCGGCGTGGTGGAAAACTGCAGTACCGTGGCAGCGTGCTGAAGGTGGGTAAATATCTTTTCCGGGATGCGTTTATTCAGCAACTGGCGAATGGTCGCTGGCATGTGATGCGGCGTATTGATGGCAAAAATCGTTACCCCATTGATGTGGTGAAAATCCCGCTGTCCGGACCGCTGACACAGGCATTTGAAGATGCCCGCGATCGCATCATTGCTGCGGAAATGCCGAAACAGCTGGGGTATGCACTGAAACAACAACTGAGGTTATGGCTGACCCGATGAACCGACATACACAAATCCGCCAGGCCGTACTGGCACGCCTTCGGGAACAGTGTGGAGACAGCGCCACATTTTTTGACGGGCTTCCGGCATTTATTGATGCGCAGGAACTGCCTGCCGTGGCGGTGTGGCTGAGTGATGCTCAGTACACCGGAAAAATGACGGATGAAGATGACTGGCAGGCTGTTCTGCATATTGCCGTCTTCATCCGGGTACAGGCACCGGATTCAGAGCTGGATATGTGGATGGAGAGCACCATTTTCCCGGCCCTGAATGATGTACCGGCACTTTCCGGACTCATCGACACCCTGATCCCACTCGGTTTTAACTATCAACGTGATAATGAGATGGCCACCTGGGCGATGGCGGAAATCACGTACCAGATCACGTACACGAATTAAGGAGGTGGCAATGACCACACCAAATCCACTGGCAAAAACGAAAGGTGCGGGAACGACGTTCTGGATGTACACCGGCAAGGGCGATGCGTTTGCGAACCCTTTATCGGACACTGACTGGCTGCGTCTTGCGATGGTGAAGGATCTGCAGCCTGGCGAAATGACCGCTGATGCAGAAGATGACACTTATCTCGATGATGAAGATGCAGACTGGAAAACGACAACCCAGGGGCAGAAATCCGTCGGTGATACTTCGGCGACGCTGGCCTGGCGTCCGGGTGACAGCGGGCAGAAAAAACTGGTTCAGTTGTTCGACTCCGGTGAAGTCTGCGCGTTTCGTATCAAATATCCCAACGGTACTGTTGATGTTTTCCGTGGCTGGCTGAGTTCACTGGGTAAAACCATTGCCTCAAAAGACGTGATGACCCGCACAGTGAAAATCAGCGGTGTGGGGCGTCCGTATCTGGCAGAAGAAGGCACTGAAACCGTGGGCGTTACCGGGCTGACGGTGGCACCGGCATCTGCCAGTGTAAAAGTGGGAGCAACCACCACGCTGACCTTTACAGTAAAACCTGACGGAGCCAGTGACAAAGCGATCAGTGTGCATTCGACAGATCCACAGACTGCCACGGTGACCCTGAACGGGCTTGTGGCCACGGTGAAAGGCGTGAAGCAGGGCAGTGTCAGCATTGTGGGCATGACTTCTGACGGCGATTTTGTGGCAGTGGCTGCGGTGGCCGTCAGCGCCGCAGGTTAACAGGACGATACTCATCATTTGCCCCGGTTATCCGGGGCTTTTTTGCAGGTGGAGAACATGATGTTTCTGAAACAGGGCACGTTTAATTATGAAAAGCAGTCCGTGGTGCTCAGTGAGCTGTCCGGGCTGCAGAGAATTGAATATCTGGCGTTTGTTCAGCAGCGAACGGCAAAGTTTGATGCCGAAGAGGGAGAACTGCCGGAGGCTGAACGACAGATTGCTTTTCTGCGGATGGGGATGGATATCAATGCCTGGCTGGTTTCCCGCTCACTGTGGAATGCGGAACAGTCTCAGGATGTTGAGACGCTTTGCGCATCCGTTATTACAACATGGTCGTATGATGCCCTGGGAGCGGGGGCGGAGATGGTTCTGTCGCTGAGCGGTATGGGAGCCATTGAGAATGCCGGGGATTTGGAGCATGAGGTGCTGACGCCGGAAAAGTCCTGACGCGGGAAATGCAGTTTGTCATGCGGCTTGCCCGGGAGTTCCGGCGGGCAGACTGGCGGCGGATGCTGTCGGAAATGTCGGCCACTGAGCTTGGTGAGTGGGGCGATTATTTCCGGATGCAGAGCTTCAGTGATGTGTGGATGGATGCGCAGTTTGCCTCGCTGAAGGCATTGATCGTGAGAATGGTGTCCGGCAGCAGTGATGCTGCGGTGGCTGATTTCAGCCTTTTACCGGAAGAGAACGGGATACCGGAGCGAACGGACGAAGAACTGATGCATCTTGGGGAAGGTATTTCCGGAGGTGTGCGTTATGGACCAGATAGCCAACCTGGTCATTGATTTGGGGATTGATGCGGCAGAGTTTAAAAATGAAATTCCCCGTATCAAAAACCTTCTGAATGGTGCAGCCAGCGATGCAGAACGGTCTTCTGCCCGTATGCAGCGTTTTATGGAGCGTCAGACTCAGGCCGCCCGGCAGACAATGCAGGCGGCTTCTTCGGCTGCAACAGCCGCATCCGTCCATGCGCAGACGGTGGAGAAGAGCGCACAGGCTCATGAACGCATGGCCCGCGAGGTGGAGCAAACCCGCCAGCGTATGGAGGCACTGAGCCAGAAAATGCGCGAGGAACAGGCACAGGCCATGGCTCTGGCGGAGGCTCAGGATAAAGCGGCTGCCGCGTTTTATCGTCAGATTGACAGTGTGAAACAGGCCAGTGCGGGGTTGCAGGAATTACAGCGTATTCAGCAGCAGATCCGACAGGTCAGAAACAGTGGCGGGATTGGTCAGCAGGATTATCTGGCGCTGATTTCTGAGGTTACGGCGAAAACCCGTGTTCTTACGCAGGCTGAGGCAGAGGCTACCCGACAGAAAGTGGCGTTTATCCGTCAGCTTAAAGAGCAGGCAACCCGCCAGAATCTTTCTTCTTCTGAGTTGCTTCGTGCCAGGGCTGCCCAGCTGGGGGTAAGCAGTGCTGCAGAAGTGTATATCCGCAAAATGGAGCGGGCAGGAAAAGCCACGCATTCGCTGGGTCTGAAAAGTGCAGCGGCCCGCCAGGAGATAGGCGTTCTGATAGGTGAACTGGCCCGCGGCAATTTAGGGGCGCTGAGGGGATCCGGGATAACGCTGGCTAACCGTGCCGGATGGATAGACACACTGATGTCACCGAAAGGCATGATGCTGGGCGGGGTTATTGGCGGTATTACCGCGGCCGTCTATGGTCTGGGTAAAGCCTGGTATGACGGTCAGAAGGAGGGGGAAGAATTTAACCGCCAGCTGTCGCTGACGGGGCATTATGCCGGAGTCACTGCCGGGCAGCTGTGGACGCTCAGTCGTGCTATTTCCGGGAATGGTATCACGCAACATGCTGCAGCCGGTGCGCTGGCTCAGGTGGTGGGGAGTGGTGCATTTCGTGGAAACGATATCGGTATGGTGGCGAGAGCTGCCGCACAGATGGAGCGATCGGTTGGCCAGTCGATCAGCGATACCATAAATCAGTTTAAGCGGCTGAAGGATGATCCTGTAAATGCCGCGAAGGCTCTGGACAATGAGCTGCATTTTCTTACTGCCACTCAGCTTGAGCAGATACGCATCCTTGGAGAGCAGGGGCGGTCCAGTGATGCGGCACGGATAGCCATGTCTGCACTGGCAGAGGAAACCGGTCGGCGTACTGCGGATATTGATAATAACCTCAATGCGCTTGGCAGTACGCTGAAGTATCTGTCTGATTTGTGGAGTCGTTTCTGGGATGCGGCCATGAATATTGGTCGTGAAGACTCGCTGGATGAACAGATTGCCGCTTTACAGGAGAAAGTGTCGCGGGCGAAAAGACTCCCCTGGACGGCATCATCTTCTCAGGTTGAATACGATCAGCAGCGTCTTAACGATCTTCAGGAGAAAAAACGCCAGAAGGATTTGCAGGATGCAAAAGAGCAGGCAGAGCGGAATTATCAGGAGCAACAGAAACGACGTAATGCTGAAAATGCTGCACTGAACCGGATGAATGAAACGGAAGCAGCACGACATCAGCGTGAAATTGCGCGTATTAATGCCATGCAGTACGCCGACCAGGCTGTCAGGGATGCGGCGATACAACGTGAAAATGAACGTTACGAGAAAGCCCTGGCATCCGGTAAGAAAAAAACACGCGAAACCCGTAATGATGAGGCCACCCGGTTATTGCTGCAGTACAGTCAGCAACAGGCACAGGTGGAAGGGCAGATTGCTGCTGCCAGACAGTCAGCAGGCATTGCCACTGACAGGATGACAGAAGCGCATAAACAGCTTCTGGCTCTGCAGCAGCGCATCAGCGATCTGGACGGGAAAAAACTGACGGCAGATGAAAAGAGTGTTCTGGCCCGTAAAGATGAACTGATTCAGGCACTGACGCTGCTGGATGTAAAACAGCAGGAGCTTCAGAAACAGACGGCACTCAACGAGCTGAAGAAAAAAACAATTCAGCTGAGCAGTCAACTGGCTGAAGAAGAGCGCGCTCAGCGTCAGCAACATGACCTGGATATCGCCACGACAGGGATGGGGGATAAACAGCGTCAGCGATACCAGACACAGTTCAGTCTGCAACAAAAATATCAGCAGAAGCTGGAACAGCTGGAGCGTGACAGTAGGCAGAAAGGAACATTCGGCACGGATGAATACCGGAACGCAGAACAAACACTGACAGACAGTCTTAACCGACAACTGAACGAAAACAGACGCTACTGGCAGGAGCAGGAATTGATGCAGGCAGACTGGAAAAACGGTGCCATGCGGGCATTTCAGAATTTTACAGAGAATGCGGATAACACGGCGGGAACTGTGGAACAGCTGTTTACCTCTGCCTTCAGCGGTATGGGAAATAGTCTGGCAACCTTTGTGACTACCGGCAAGTTCAGCTTCAAGTCTTTTACTTCATCAGTGCTGTCAGATATGGCGAAAATTTTGGCGCAGGCAACCATGATGAAGGCTGTCAAAGGGATTGGTAGTGCACTGGGGATGGGTTCTGTTCTCGGCAGCCTTTCCCTTAATGCTGATGGTGGTGTTTATCAGTCTGCCGATTTGAGTCGCTACAGTGGTTCTGTGGTTAACCGTCCGACGTTTTTTGCTTTTGCAAAAGGCGCGGGTGTGATGGGGGAAGCGGGGCCTGAAGCCATTCTGCCACTGCGTCGTGGTGCCGATGGTAAGCTGGGTGTTGTGGCGGATATTGGTGGTTCAGGTATCGCGATGTTTGCCCCGCAGTACAACATTGAGATCAATAACGACGGCACGAACGGGCAGATAGGTCCGGCTGCCCTGAAGGTGGTTTATGACCTCGGGAAAAAAGCGGCAGCGGACTTTATGCAACAGCAGGCCCGTGATGGTGGTCAGTTAAGTGGAGCATATCGGTAATGGAGACGTTTCACTGGAAAGTACGTCCGGATATGAATGTCGTATCAGAGCCAAAGGTAGTGACAGTGAAGCTTGGCGATGGTTATGAACAACGTCGTGCGGCGGGGCTGAATAACCAGCTGTCGACTTACAGCGTGACGATACGTGTTCGTAAATGTGAACACCAGTCTTTAAAAGCCTTTCTGGAACAGCACGGTGGCGTCCGTGCATTTCAGTGGACGCCACCTTATGACTGGAAGCCGATCAGGGTGGTTTGTCGTAAATGGTCGGCAAGCGTAGGGGCGCTGTGGGTAACCATAACGGCAGATTTTGAACAGGTCGTGGCATAGGAGACTCTGATGCAGGACATACAGCAGGAAACACTGAATGAATGCATCCGTGCGGAGCAGTCGGCCTGCCTGGTGCTCTGGGAAATTGACCTGACAGAGGTCGGTGGAGAACGTTATTTTTTCTGTAATGAGCAGAACGAAAAAGGTGAGCCGGTTACCTGGCAGGGGCGGCAGTATCAGGCATACCCCATTCAGGGGACGGGATTTGAACTGAACGGTAAGGGCAGTGCTGCCCGTCCGACACTGACGGTCTCTAACCTGCACGGCATGGTCACCGGGATGGCGGAAGATCTGCAGAGTCTGGTCGGCGGAACGGTGGTCAGGCGTAAGGTTTACGCCCGTTTTCTGGATGCGGTGAACTTCGTCAACGGAAACAGCGACGCCGATCCGGAGCAGGAGGTGATCAGCCGCTGGCGCATCGAGCAGTGCAGCGAACTGAGTGCGGTTAGTGCCTCCTTTGTGCTCTCCACACCGACGGAAACGGATGGTGCTGTTTTTCCGGGGCGCATCATGCTGGCCAACACCTGCACCTGGACCTATCGAGGTGATGAGTGCGGTTATCATGGTCCGGCTGTCGCGGATGAATATGACCAGCCGACGTCCGATATCACGAAGGATAAATGCAGCAAATGCCTGAGCGGCTGTAAGTTTCGCAATAACGTCGGCAACTTTGGCGGCTTCCTTTCCATTAACAAACTTTCGCAGTAATCCCATGACACAGACAGAATCAGCGATTCTGGCGCACGCCCGGCGATGTGCGCCAGCGGAGTCGTGCGGCTTCGTGGTGAGAACGCCGGAAGGGGAAAGATATTTTCCCTGCGTGAATATCTCCGGTGAGCCGGAGGCGTATTTCCGGATGTCGCCGGAGGACTGGCTGCGGGCAGAGATGCAGGGTGAGATTGTGGCGCTGGTCCACAGCCACCCCGGTGGTCTGCCCTGGCTGAGTGAGGCTGACAGGCGGCTGCAGGTGCAGAGCGATTTGCCTTGGTGGCTGGTCTGCCGGGGAGAGATTCACAAGTTCCGCTGTGTGCCGCATCTTACCGGGCGGCGCTTTGAGCACGGGGTGACGGACTGTTACACGCTGTTCCGGGATGCTTATCATCTGGCGGGGATTGAGATGCCGGATTTTCATCGCGGGGATGACTGGTGGCGTAACGGTCAGAATCTCTATCTGGATAATCTGGAAGCAACGGGGCTGTATCAGGTGCCGTTGTCATCGGCGCAGCCGGGCGATGTGCTGCTGTGCTGTTTTGGTTCATCGGTGCCGAATCATGCCGCCATTTACTGTGGTGACGGCGAGCTGCTGCACCATATTCCTGAACAACTGAGCAAACGAGAGAGGTATACCGACAAATGGCAGCGACGCACACACTCCCTCTGGCGTCACCGGGCATGGCACGCATCTGCCTTTACGGGGATTTGCAACGATTTGGCCGCCGCATCGACCTTCGTGTGAAAACGGGGGCTGAAGCCATCCGGGCGCTGGCCACACAGCTCCCGGCGTTTCGTCAGAAACTGAGCGATGGCTGGTATCAGATACGGATTGCCGGGCGTGATACAGGTGAAAACGAATTATCAGCCCGTCTGAATGAGCCGCTGGAAAATGGTGCCGTGATCCACATCGTGCCGCGTCTGGCGGGTGCTAAAAGTGGCGGTATTTTTCAGGCAGTGCTGGGGGCGGCTGTTATGGCAGTTGCTATATGGATGCCAGGAGTAGGAATTATGGCGAGTAATCTGCTGTTTTCTCTCGGTGCCAGTATGACGCTTGGCGGTGTTGCACAGATGCTGGCCCCTAAACCCAAAACCCCCCGCACACAGACAACGGATAACGGCAAACAGAACACCTATTTTTCTTCACTGGATAACATGGTTGCCCAGGGCAATGTCCTGCCCGTTCTGTACGGTGAAATGCGTGTGGGGTCGCGCGTGGTTTCTCAGGAGATCAGCACGGCAGACGAAGGGGACGGTGGTCAGGTTGTGGTGATTGGTCGCTGATGCAAAATGTTTTATGTGAAACCGCCTGCGGGCGGTTTTATCGTTTATGGAGCGTGAGGAATGGGTAAAGGCAGCAGTAAGGGGCATACCCCGCGCGAAGCGAAGGACAACCTGAAGTCCACGCAGCTGCTGAGTGTGATCGATGCCATCAGCGAAGGGCCGGTTGAAGGTCCGGTGGATGGATTAAAAAGCGTGCTGCTGAACAGTACACCTGTGCTGGACAGTGAGGGGAATACCAATATCTCCGGCGTCACGGTGGTGTTCCGGGCCGGTGAGCAGGAGCAGACACCGCCGGAGGGGTTTGAATCCTCCGGCTCCGAGACGGTGCTGGGTACGGAAGTGAAATATGAAACGCCGATCACCCGCACCATCACGTCGGCAAACATCGACCGTCTGCGCTTTACCTTCGGTGTACAGGCACTGGTGGAAACCACCTCAAAGGGTGACAGGAATCCGTCGGAAGTCCGCCTGCTGGTTCAGATACAACGTAACGGTGGCTGGGTGACGGAAAAAGACATCACCATTAAGGGCAAAACCACCTCGCAGTATCTGGCCTCGGTGGTGATGGGTAACCTGCCGCCGCGCCCGTTTAATATCCGGATGCGCAGGATGACGCCGGACAGCACCACAGACCAGCTGCAGAACAAAACGCTCTGGTCGTCATACACTGAAATCATCGATGTGAAACAGTGCTACCCGAACACGGCACTGGTCGGCGTGCAGGTGGACTCGGAGCAGTTCGGCAGCCAGCAGGTGAGCCGTAATTATCATCTGCGCGGGCGTATTCTGCAGGTGCCGTCGAACTATAACCCGCAGACGCGGCAATACAGCGGTATCTGGGACGGAACGTTTAAACCGGCATACAGCAACAACATGGCCTGGTGTCTGTGGGATATGCTGACCCATCCGCGCTACGGCATGGGGAAACGTCTTGGTGCGGCGGATGTGGATAAATGGGCGCTGTATGTCATCGGCCAGTACTGCGACCAGTCGGTGCCGGATGGCTTTGGCGGCACGGAGCCGCGCATCACCTGTAATGCGTACCTGACCACACAGCGCAAGGCGTGGGATGTGCTCAGTGATTTTTGCTCGGCGATGCGCTGTATGCCGGTATGGAACGGGCAGACGCTGACATTCGTGCAGGACCGACCGTCGGATAAGGTGTGGACCTATAACCGCAGTAATGTGGTGATGCCGGATGATGGCGCGCCGTTCCGCTACAGCTTCAGCGCCCTGAAGGACCGCCATAATGCCGTTGAGGTGAACTGGATTGACCCGAACAACGGCTGGGAGACGGCGACAGAGCTT